ATAACATCTCCTGATGTAAATATTGATGCTACTAATGTAGTTGTTACAGGAAAATTAACAGCTGCAAATTTAGAGGCAACATCGGAGATGAAAAGTGCTACAGCATTAATTGGAGGAAAAGCTTTTGCTACTCACACTCATTCGGGTGTTACTTCAGGACCATCAACAACAGGACCAGTTTCATGAGCACATTAGCATTAAATTCAGACAACGATATTTATTTTACTTCTGCAGGAAGACTTGTTACTATTGAAAATAAAAATAGTGATGAAGAGATTTTGCAAAGAATTAAAGTAAGACTTAGATTTTTTAAAGATGAATGGTTTTTAAATTCAGAACATGGTCTTCCTTACTTTCAAGATTTAATTAATCCTGAAGCAAGTGATCCTTATATTTTGGGCAGTAAAAATTTGGATTTAAATATTTTAGAAAGTATTTTTAGAGAACAAATTTTAGATGTTGAAGGTGTAAAAGGACTAATAGAATCAAGTGTTGATTATGTAGGAATAGAAAGGAAAATAACTTACTTTTTTCAAGCTGTTTCGATCAACAATACAAAAATTACTGACAATTTAATCGTATTATAATATGCCAGATTATGGAGTTACAATCAATGGTTTTGTAAGAAAAACCCAAGAACAAATCAAAACGGATTTGGAAATAGCATGGAAGAATCGTTTAGGTCAAGATCAAGATCTAAGTGAAGATTCTCCAAATGCTATTCTAGTCGGTTTAGTTACTGAAATGGCTGACACATTATGGCAAACAGCTGAAGATACTTATAATTCATTGAATAGAAATAGTGCCGAAGGAGTTCCTTTACAAAATGCTGTTTCTTTAGTAGGAATTACGATTAAAGATCAATCAAAATCTACTGCTAATGTAAGTTTTAAAGGCGATAATGTTACAACAATTCCTGCAAATACTCAAGTTAAACAAAGCAATACAGGATTAATATTTAAGACTTTAGAATCTAAACAAATAACCTCAGATTTTTGTAATTGGATTCAATTACAAATCAATTCTATTTTAAATTCTACTCCATATCGTCTTTATATTGATGGAAATGTTTACACTTACACTAGTGATGGTTCTGCAACTTATGCAGAGATTATTGCAGGATTAAAAGCTGTTGTTGAAGGAGCTTCAATTGGTTTAGAAATAACTGATGAAGGATCAGGTTTAATGACAATAGAAGCAACTGACAAAGATGATATTTATGATATTACAGGAAGTTCATATTTCACTACAGGAAAGGTTCAAAGTGTTATTGAAGTAGAATGTTTAGATTTCGGTTCAAATGAGGTTCCTGCGGAATCTATCAATGAAATTTCAACATCTGTTTCAGGTTTAGATTCTGTTTTAAATTATTATGAAGGTGAAGCAGGAAGAGATATTGAAACTGATCAAGAATTAAGAGTTAGAACTCAATCAGATATTGCTGTTTCAGGATTTAATTTTGTAGATGCAATAAGAGCTAAAGTTTTAAATGATGTTAATGGAGTTGATTATTGCAAAGTTTATGAAAATGATACCATGGATGTTGATTCTAATTCAATTCCTGCTAAATCTTGGGAAGCAGTGATTGAAGGAGGTGCTGATTCAAATATTGCTGAAACTCTTTACAAAATGAAAATTGCAGGTATGAGATCTAGTGGTTCAGAAACAATAGAAGTTAAAGATGATCAAGGAATACCTCACAATATTAGATTTACAAGGCCTACAAACCTTTACATTTGGGTAAAAGCAACAATTAATTCTTACAATACTGAAGAAAATTTTCCTGCAAATGGAGAAGCAGCAATAAAAGCAGCAATGTTAGCATATTCTGAAAGATTTAATATTGGAGACATTATTGTTGCTCAAAAATTCATTACTCCGGTATTTGAAATTGAAGGAATTGGTTCAGTAACAATAACTTTGGCTTCTACAGCATTACCTGATGATGTTCCATCTTATAGTTCATCAAATATCAATTGTTCAATTAGGCAAAAACCTAATTTTGATTTAACTAGAATGTCCGTTGTATTATGACACTTTATAACGATATAAAATCATTGATTCCTCAGCAATATAAAGATGCTCCTAATTTTAATAAGGTTTTGCAAATTTTAGCAACTCCGTTTGATGAATTAGCAGTGGTTTTTGCTGATATTAAAAATCTACTTAATTTAGATTCTGCAGAAGGAGCACAATTAGATTTAATCGGAGCTATTGTAGAAGAGAAAAGAAATGGAAGACTTGATGATGAATATCTAAAATGGATAAAATTTAAGATATTTAAAAACAGTTCTAGAGGTTTTGTTGATGATATTGTAAAAGCTTTAAAATTCATCACTTCTGCAACAAAAGTTATCTATTCTGACAATCCTCCTGCCAGTTACACAATTTACACAGATGGAACTGCTTTAGAAGACGATATTAAGATTTTGATTGATAAATTGACAGCAGCAGGTGTTTCTGTAATAGTTTTTGCTTCAGATGGAGAAACTCCGTTTATTATGACTGAAATTGTTACAGTTCAAGCAAATTTGGTCGATGATTTAGATCAACAAATAGTTGACGATACTGGAAATAATATTGTTGTGGATTATCAAACATTTTCTGACACTCTTCAGCAAATTTTTGGTGGAAGAGGAATGGGAGTTATTGAGGTTTTGACTTTGATAACAGATACAGGAGATATTTTGGTAACAGATACAGGAGCTCCAATAGGGGTTTATGATGCTGATCAAAATATTACTGATGGTGGTAAACTCAATATTATTTACCAATAATTCTGTTTCAAATTAAAAATTTTCAATTTAAAGTAAAACGGTAAAATTTATTAATTAAAAATATCAAAAAATGTCTTTAAAACCATCGGATATTGTAAAGTGGGCATTAAATGCCGCGAATGAAACTAGACAAGGTGGTTCTAATAAAATATCACCTCCGACTGAACTTCAAAATAACGGTTCTTTAGATGGTGAATTATCTTTGAACCACTTTAATTGGATGATGAATGCCTTAGGTCTATGGTCTCAATTCTTGAGTGATATGGCTGTAACTTCAGATGGTGCCGGTGTCGGTTTAACAAAAAACGATCATTTTGCTTTTATTGTTGCTGCAGATAAAACTGCTTTATCAAAATACATTATTGCAATTGCTTTTAAATCTGGATCAGGTGCAGCAACCACCCAGGTAATTCAAAGTGCAACATTAACACTCGGAACTCCTAATGCAAATGGCACGATAGCTATTTCTGGAGCAACAAGTTCTAACATCGTGGCATTCAGTTTAAACTTTAAAATTAGTTAGGAAAATATGACAAATATTACATTAGACGGTTTACCGGCAAAAACAGGCACAATTTCTGATGCAGGAATTATTCATTTTCGTGAAGCTGGTGTTGATAAAAAAATGACTGTTGCAGATTTTTTAATTAGAATCTCTGAAGAATATTCAACAGATATAAATACCTTTTTAGGAGCCGCTGATAAAGCTGCAGGACGAGCGGCTTTAGGAATTGCAAGACGAACTGCTGTAAGCAATGCTAATTACACCATTCTTGTTACAGACAAAGTTGTGGCTCAAACTGGAACAATGTCTTCTGCTAGAACTTTTACTTTGCCAGCTGCATCAGCTTTTCCAGCTGGAGAAGAATTAATTGTGATTGATGAATCTGGAACTGTTACTTCAGCAAATAAAATTTCCGTTTCCAGAGCAGGATCTGACACAATAGATGGAGCAACTTATGTTGATATAACATCAGGTTATGGATTCTTAAGATTAATATCTGATGGAACATCAAAATGGAAAGTTGCTAATGCTTTTCAAGCGACTGAGTCTTTGATGGGAATAGCTGAAATTGCAACACAAGCAGAAACTAATGCCGGAACAGATGATTCAAGAATGGTAACCCCATTGAAACTCAAAACTAATATAGATAGTAGATTTGCTAATTCAAAAGTTCAAAACGGTTATACCTATTTGCCGAATGGCTTGATTTTGCAGTGGGGATATAAGGCTGCAAGCGGAGTGACGATGACTGTCAATTTACCAATAGCATTTCCTACTGCTGGTTTAAATGTTAGTGGTTGTTTAACTGGCGCAACTCAAAATTATCAATCCCTTGTTGTGAATAATTTAACCACAACACAATTTACTGTATATTGGGATAATGCGGCAAGCGGGCTATATTGGCAGGCAATCGGTTATTAATTTTAATTTAAAGAAATATGATAAAAGTACATTATGATATACAGACCTTTCTAATAAAAGGCTATTATCCAGATTCAATCAACTATAATTCAATTCCTGAACCATTTATTGAGATTGAAGATAATGCTCAAATACTTGACAAGGAAATGATGGTTAAAGATGGAATATATCAAGAATATATAAAGTCAGATTTAGAGCTATTGAACGAGATTAAAAATCAAAAAATTGCATTGCTCGAGACTAACTATATTGCTGCTCAAAAAATTCAATTACAAAATAGTCATACTCTTATTGTCAATTTAAGAGGTGACGATTTTAGGGACATTGAAAGACAAGTTATGGCTGCTAATATTTTAGGCAAAGCTGATATATTAGCAAAGGATTTGAGTGGTTCTCCGTTGATTATAAAAGATATTCCAAAAGCTACATGGATTTTATTTTATGGATATGCGAAAAAAATTAGTGTAAACAATTTAATTTTAAAAAATGAAGCTTTGGCTTTAATAGAAGCCATTCAATCAATAAATAATATTGAATCAATTAATACTAATCCATTTCCAGCAATTCAAACAATTACATTAAATCTATGAAATTAGATCATCTTTTTGAAAACATGAAAGACGGCGATGTTCTCGGCTTTCATTACAAAGAATGGCGTTACGTAGTAGGCAAAGTTATTGCATTTGTTTCCTACATAATCAATCCAGAGCGTAAAAAACTTTTCAAAATTGAACACGTTGGGCAAATTCATAATGTTGAAAGAGAAGATGATTATATAACATTTACTTTTGGGGAGAGTACAGGACACGACAAAGGAAAAGTAACTAATAGATATACTTTTCAAAAAATCGGAGACAATTATTTAATTGATTCTAGGTTTAGAAATAAAGGAATATCTTTATATTTATTACCTTGCGTGCGTAAATTAACGCTTGAAGAAAATAAAATTCTTAATGATTTTTGGAAGCAGAAAGAAAAATATGATGCGTTCGATGCCGTTGGTAGTGTCGATTGGATTCAAAGATTATTCAAATTATTCCGTACTAAAAAAGTTGACGCTTTAAATAATTTTTGTTCTGGAGAAATAGAGGCAGCTTTCAATCTAATTGGTTTTAAG